CAATTGTATCCCTTACTAATAAAGATTAATGTCCTATCAGCTGATTGATACCTTTACCGAAAAGGTGCTCGGTACTTATGTTACCGAAGCTGACGCTCAAAAAGCAGAGACCCATCTGATTCATGAACCCGGTGAAAGCCGGTATAAAATTGTCGGTCCGCCTGCACCTAAAAAAGTCAGCAAGAAAAAAACCGATGACAAAGAAGAAAGCAACTGAGGATCAGTTTAACGAACTTCACAACCTTGTTACATCTGAATTCCTCGCACGTATTAAAAGCGGTGAAGCCACGACACAAGATCTCAAAGCAGCTTGTGACTGGCTAGCCAAGAATGACATCAGCGGTGTTGCATATGAAGGCAACCCGTTGGATAAGCTGGCGACAGTTATGCCCAAGATTGACCCTGAAATGGTACAGCGGAGATTGTATGGCTCAAAGCACGTCTGATTACTACAAATCAAACCCAAAGGCAAGACGACGCCGACTAACCCAGCAAAAAAGGTACAATAAGACTGCTAAAGGTCTGAAGATTCGTACTGCTGCTAACAAACTTAACCGTAAACTAGGTACTTATGGAAATGGTGATGGTAAAGATGCTTCTCACACCGGTAAAGGTAAAGGAAAACTTGAAACACCGTCGTCAAACCGTCGTCGTCCTAGAACCGGTAAAAAGTACGCATGACACCGCTACTGCCAAGTCCTGAACACTACCTGCAAAATCTCATAACCATGACCAGTCCTGAAGCGAAACGACTGTGGCGCAGAGCCATCAAGGAACACTTCAACTGTCAATGTGTCTATTGTGGAGAACATTATGAACTACATGAGCTTACTCTTGATCACGTTATACCTCGTTTTTATGGAGGAGAAACAACAACAAGAAACTTGGTTCCATCCTGCAGGAAATGTAATCAAAATAAAGGAACGAATAACTGGTTAACCTGGATGAGGCAGACTTTTGGCAATACGCCACGAGAACAACTGATTTTATCACACATTAAATAATGTCTAGATTAGATGGTAACAAACTACGTTCACCGGGACCAAATGAACCCCTAGGTTCGTCGGTTGAAGAAGCTATTAAACTGGGGCACAACCAATTCATTGATGAAAATGGTGTTGTCCAGAAAATGCGGTATAAAAGCCGTGCTAGACTGCGTAACGGTTTAAAATATGAAATTGAACCGCTTGTTACCCGTAATGCAAACCGTGGTAGCGACGCTAGGCGAGCTTCTATTAACCAACAGTCTATCACGTTAGAAGATTATCAAGATTTTGCCCGTAGAAACGGCTATTCCCAGGAAGAAGCACTTCAACTGTACAACTATAACGAAGCTAAGCTTAAAGAGCTTCGTGGTGGTAAATCTAAACTAATTAATTACGAACATTTGTTGCCATCTAGATCCCCTTTGCGTGGTGGTCTAGAGCATTACCGTAATATCGTCCTGATGGCGTCCGAACAAAACGCTATTAAGTCGGATTACTTGGCTTCTGTAGATGCAGCTGTTAAAGCCGGTGTTCCACTGACTAAATCAGCGGCAATTAAAGCAGATTTTGAAGGGAGAGGTTTACCTTCCGATCAAGTTCGTATTAACACTATTTTAGATGACATTGCTGGACAACCATCCCCTAAAACAAGCCGGGATGTCCGCAAATCACTAACTCAAAACCCGAAAGTAACTCCAAAAGGGGAAAAGTTTAGACTTATTGATAATTTTACCCCTGCTCAACGGCGTGCATTAAATAGTGCACCGGATTTAGCTAGTAAAGAGAAGCTTGTTCGTCAATTTCGTAATCTACCTGGATTAGGAATAATAATTGGCGGCGGTCTTGCAGCAACACAGTTAATGCAAGGTAAACCAGCTCAAGCTGCGGAAACTGCTTTTGATACTGCTGTTTCTGAAATTCCTATTGTTGGAGATGTGTTAGAACCCGCTCCAACTGCTGACTCTACTTTACAAGGTCGAACAGACCCACAAGCTTATGCTGCTCAATATAAACAAGAACGGCAAAAAGCTAAACAAGAACAATCTAGTTTTATTACAGACACCCTAAAACTTATTAAAGGTGCTTTATGAGCAACGTCCTAGCCGCCCTACAGGGCGATTTTAAAGTATTTCTACAAGCCCTGTGGTCGCAGCTAGACCTGCCTGAACCGACCAGAGCACAATACGCCATTGCCGACTACCTCCAACACGGACCCAAACGACTACAGATCCAGGCGTTTCGTGGTGTCGGTAAAAGTTGGATTACTGGTGCTTTTGTGCTCTGGACTTTATTCAATAACCCTGAGAAAAAGATTATGATTATTTCCGCTTCTAAGGAGCGGGCAGATAACATGTCTATCTTTCTTCAAAAACTTATCATTGAGACACCTTGGCTTAAGCACTTGCAGCCTAAGTCGGATGACGCCCGTTGGAGCCGGATTAGCTTCGACGTTAACTGCTCACCGTCCCAGGCTCCGTCGGTTAAGTCTGTCGGTATCACCGGTCAGCTGACTGGTAGCCGTGCCGACTTGATGATTCTTGATGACGTGGAGGTGCCAGGTAATAGTATGACGGAAATGATGCGTGAGAAGTTGCTTCAACTCTGTACGGAGGCTGAGTCAATTCTTACACCTAAGGACGATTCCAGGATTATGTACCTGGGTACCCCACAGACAACCTTTACCATCTACCGCAAGCTAGCGGAACGTAACTACCGCCCCTTTGTTTGGCCAGCTCGTGTTCCCCGTAAGTTTGCTAATTATGAGGGGCTGATTGCTCCTCAGCTCCAGGAAGACGTAGATATGGGTGCAGACCCTTGGAGTGTAACTGACCCTGACCGATTTAGCCATGAAGATCTCCTCGAACGTGAAGCAGCAATGGGACGCAGCAACTTCATGTTGCAGTTCATGCTCGATACTAGCCTCAGCGATGCGGAAAAGTTCCCACTTAAGATGGCTGATCTTATCGTCACCAGTGTTAATCCTAAGTCCGCTCCTGATGATATCATCTGGTGCAGCGACCCTAGAAACGTCATCAAAGAACTTCCGACTGTTGGGTTACCTGGAGACTATTTCTATGGCCCAATGCAGATCCAAGGGGAGTGGGGACCATATCAAGAAACAATTTGCTCAGTTGACCCGTCGGGTCGAGGAACTGATGAGACAGCAGCAGCTTATATCTCCCAGCGAAACGGTTACTTGTACTTGCATGAAGTGCGAGCTTACCGAGACGGTTACTCAGACAACACGCTCCTGGACATTCTAAAAGGGTGTAAGAAGTTCAACGTTACCAAACTTGTCGTTGAGACAAACTTTGGTGATGGTCTTGTTGCTGAGCTATTTAAGAAACACCTACAACAGACACAACAAGGTATTGACGTAGAAGAGGTACGAGCTAATGTCCGAAAAGAAGAACGTATTATTGATGCCCTTGAGCCTGTCCTTAATCAACACCGCCTTGTTGTTGATCGTAATGTCATCGACTGGGACTACAACTCAAATAAAGACGACGCTCCAGAAAAACGTCTCCTCTATATGCTCTTCTATCAGATGAGCCGGATGTGTCGGGAGAAGGGTGCAGTAAGACACGATGACCGTCTTGACGCACTTGCTCAAGGCGTTAAGTACTTCACAGACGCCATGTCTATCTCGGCACAAGAAGTCATTAAACAGCGGAAACGTGACGACTGGAACGACCTACTTGAAGCCTTTATAGAAGACCCACAACAGGCGACAAACCACTTAGCTTTAGGGTTTACATTAGAACAAAGAAGGCAAGCAAGAGGTAATACAAAAGGTCAGTCACCGACTTGGATTTAACACATCACGGATCTATACAGGAAGAAGGGTGGACTTCCTGTGTTGAGGGAGACCATAAATCTCCCTCTTCTTTTCCCCTTTACCGACAGAAACAAGACGACTAATTCTACTGATTCTTCTTACTGTTAATTCACCTTCTGAATCAAAGACGCTTTTACTACTGTATGTCCACCTCCCACCACACCGTTCAACTAGTTCACCACACTAACAAAGGTGATGAGTTAGTAGCTTATATGGCACGTGTTAGCAATCCAGCTAATCAGAACAACACTAAGACTAGTGCTAAGCTTATAAGCTATTTAATTGAACATAAACACTGGTCACCCTTTGAAATGGTGAACATGTGTGTAGAGATCGAAACTACTCGGTCAGTAGCAGCACAAATACTTCGACACAGATCCTTCTCCTTTCAGGAGTTCTCTCAACGCTATGCCGATGCATCACTGCTTGGTACCGGCGTTGTACCGGAACTAAGATTGCAAGACCCGGTTAACCGCCAGAATAGCATAGAAGTAGAAGAGGAAGACCTATTCCTTAAGCAAGAGATTAAACAACTCTATAAACATTCGGAACAGATTTACAAGAAACTGCTTGAAGCAGGAGTAGCAAAGGAATGTGCAAGAGATGTCCTTCCCCTCAGTACGCCTACTCGGATGTACATGAACGGTACCCTACGTAGCTGGATACACTACTGTGATCTTCGGTGTGCTAACGGTACTCAAAAAGAACATAAAGTGATAGCAGACCAAGCTAAACAGCTTATAGCAATGTGTTTCCCCGCTTGTTATGCAGCTGTGTGGTCGGTATGAAACTGTTTTTACTGGTGTTAGCGGTGTTCGTCGGTATTGAACTGGTTCATACTGGCTATCACTGGGATAACTGTCCTAAACCTAGGATTTTTGACAGAAATTTCTGAACCCTTATATACGTTAAGGCAGGACGCATTTACCCCGTGCCGGGGTCAGCGGCTGAGCGCTAGGCGCACGCACAGGCACCCCTAAGCGTGTGCCAGTGCTCGCCCGTAGTAACCCGCGTAACACCGGCGAGAGCGGGCTTGTAGCCGCGTACAACCGGCTCTCAGCGGCATTTGACTGGGCTGAGACCGCTGACCCTGACTAGGTTTATCGCGATCTGTCGGCGATCTATCAGTACATCTTATGGGACAGATAAGCAACAGTTATAAGCCAGTCACCGCAACGGTTTCCGCCCAGCAAATCACGGTGATAAGCATCGCTAATGGGTTGAGCCGCCCCAAACCGCCGCTGAGGCTGTATAGTGGGTAGGCAGCAGCTGGCTTGACGGTTGCGTAGCTCGACTCTCCCTGAAAGGGTGAGGAGAGTCTCGCAACTTCAACCGCCAGCTCTGCTCAGAACCTCGACAACTGAATAAGCACACCGCTTCCAGAGCAACTGGTAGACAGCGACAACCGGCATGGGTTCTTGACCGGGAGGTGTGGTAGACACGCTAAGCCGCCGAGCCACAGGCGGCAGATGCGCTACTGCGTATCGCTACAAGTATGCTCATGGCACCACCTGCACCCTGCACCGACAGGCTGCCCGTTTGAGTCGGGCTGTATGGTCTTGCGTCCTCTTCAGTGACGCACTCATTCACTTACCTTTGTTTCACATGTTCTTCCGTATCCAACCTCGTACCTCTGACGCTGTTGCATTCCTGCAAGTCTCGCCTATCCTCGGCGTTGTCCTCGTTGAGTTTGCCAACGGCTACAGCTACGAGTACACCAACGTTAGCCGTCGTGCTATCGCTAACCTGTTGCTCAACCCTAACATGAGCCTTGGTTTCTGGGTTAACAACAACTGCGTTGCTCCTAAGCGTACTGCTTGCCTGAGCCTCGCTTGATGTAGGTTACACTGAGGGGTACGCCCCTCTCTGTAGCTGACATGCTACACGAGTGTCTCGTTACACTCGACTGTCCATTCGCTTTACATACAACATGACCATGCATGATGCACTCACTGCTCGCTTCACCGATGCAGATGAGATCAAGGACGTAGCCACTTATGGCTGCGCCGGAGGTGTATCCGGTTTCATCTACTACCACGAGACTGAGAAGTTCTTCGATGAGTATGAGGATGAGATCTACGATTACCTCAATGATGCTGAATATTCTATGAAGAACTTCGTAGATACTGGCTCCACCATTGCTACTCTCAAGAACGAGATGGTGTGGTGCGTCGTTGAGTTGTGGTGCCAGGTACAGCACAACGTCAACGAGATGGTACGTGAGGCTGCACTCGCTGCCTGATGTTTACACTCAGGGGATACGTCCCCTGTCTGTAGCCTTCAGTGCTACATGTTCACTTACATGGAGTTACTTATGTCCGACATTGATTACCTTCGTCAACAACTTGAGTATGCTGAGGAGCA